ATGTTTAGGTACTTAAAAAAGCCAATCAAGATAAAGAATAATAAAGTAGTCGTCAAACTCAATCTTATCATTCTAACACTCGAATGGCACTTCGAATTGGATAGTGAGTAATCACTATCCACCCCCTCGGGGGTGTACTTAAATATTATCAAAAAATGCTATGAAAGTAAAATACAAAGTAAACAAACATGGTTTTGACTGGAAAGCCTTCCTAGCGTGGTCATTGCTGATTGCATTGCTACTCTGGTTGGTTTTCAAATAAGGAGTATCTATGATTCAAGTATTATCCAAGGAAGAAATGATAAACTTCTTCCAGACACATTCGCGCTATCAAATTGCACAAGCCACGGGCATATCAGAGCAAACCTTGGCAAACTATGTCAAAGGTCGAACTGACATTGGCGGCATGTCTTTTGATAAAGCAATAAAAATAACAGAATACTACAATAGTTTGCATGGAAAGAAATATGGTTACAGAGACCCTAAAAAATAGGGTCTTTTTTGTGTCCGCAAAAACGGAAATTTTGGGAAATGTCCGTGATAAAGGCAAGTATTTTGCTATCGAATTTTGAAAAAACGCTATTTTTTTTGAAATTCGGGCAACAAAAAAAGCCCAGCAGATCGCTGGGTTAAAATCAAATAGGCTCTTTTGTAAGTTTATAGCGTGTGCCGTTGATTGTGACTTCAATACCTTCTATCGCTACTTCAATTTTGTCAGACTGACCGACATCTGTGACGGTCTGTTGGTCGTACTTAGCAAGCGACCCGTTTTCCGACTCAATAGCTTTTAGACGGCTTGACATCCCTATCAGGTAATTATCATAGCCTGTAGCAGCATAATCATAGACTGCACCGCCGATTTTGAACATTCCCTTCACGGCTTCTGAGAAGGTCTTAGCACCGCTGACCTTGTAAGAGCCACCAGCCCTCAAAAGATAGAACCAGTCTGTCAGGAAGTCATCTACGCTGGCATAGTGCATATAGTGACCACCTTCATTTGATGGACGGGCAGAGCCTTGTGTGACCGTGACCCCGCTTGGACGGTTGCCTTGACCTGTCCAGGTCATGCCACCCCAATTGTTGTCTGCCTTGCCTACGGCTGAAGTACCCCAAAGCCCCTCAAAGTGTAGAATGGTAATAGCATAGCTAGGTAGGATATTGTGTCCCTTACACTTAGCAAGGATAACATCAAGGACAGATTTTTTCAGGATTGCACCGTTAAAGGACAAGTCGCCTACCTCTTTGTTTTTTTTTGGCTCTGTCGCTTTACCAGTTGTCTCAGTTTCTGCTTTCTTGGGTTCCGTGGTGGAATTTACCGCTCCGCTTTTTGGAGTGTCTGAGGGCGTTTTAGGGGTATTCCCTGACGTGTCGCTTTTTAGGATTTCAGTAACACGTTTTTGCACGGCATCATAATCGGGCCCGAGGGATTTTTTACGTTCTTCTCCGTTGCCGTGTTTGCCGGCAATTACCTCCTGAACGAGCTCGTCAATCGACTTTTTAGCTGCCGTAGCCTTGCCATTAATGACTGCCATGACAGGCTCATATTGATTGCCCAAACTTGCTTTGCGGGCATCTCCGTTACCATGTACCCCAGCCAAAGTCTCCTTAACAAGCTGATCCAGTGATTTGTTGGAGATGCTGGGCTGATTTGCTGGGCGATATAGATAGTAATACATACCACGATGCACTTGATTATAATTATCAATGGTAATTCCGTTACGTGCATAGTTACAATGTATCACATTCGCATTATCCACAAAGATAACGACGTGACCGCCTGCTCCGCTCGAATAGCCACGTTTACCCAAAATACAAACGTCATGTCTTTGAGCGTTAAATGGTTTATTTTCGGCAACCAAAACATATCCGTTACGTATCAACCAGTCATGCATATACTCAGTGTTAACCGCCCAACCTGCAGAAATTGCACCACCCGCCATTAGCGCATAATATACAGCACTAGAGCAGTCATAACTATTCGGACCGTTACGATAGTCCATTGAGTAAGAGACCTTGCCGACACGGTCGCTCATCCAACGAATGGATGTTTCAAGATTGATTGTCATCTAATACCTCCAAAATTGGTACAAGTAGAAATGCAATTGGCGCCAAAATAATCAGCACCAACACACAAAATGTTGTCTTTAATATCCTCATCGTTTGTCTGCCTTTGGCTCGTAATAGTCAAGAGCCTGCTCACTATCTGACACGCCCGCAGTCGTCGGGTCATTGATGATACCAACAACAGTCAAGATAGACATAATCGTCGCAAAGGTTGATTCCCAATTCTCAGGGACCCAATTAAAGCCCAGTTGTTGAGACAAAAGTACCAATAACGGTACTAGTGTCCACCAAAAAGTTTTATTGCGTAAACGCACGCCCCAGTTAATTTTCATAAATGTTACCCCTCTTTCATAATGACGCGTTTTAGCTCTCGGATATCTTCTCCCATGCTTTTGACCTGCTCCGCAAGGACCAAGATTGCCTTGTTTTGCTCATCGTGACTATCTAGTCGACGATTAGCGCTTTCCTTAAATTCTTTGAGATTTTCAATATCCTTCTCTAATACTGTAATACGATTCTCTTGCTTTGTAATCTTGGCCGAGAAATTAGTCCACAATCCAACGACTGTAGACACAAACCCAACCAACGCATATACATGTTCTGGTCTGATATGCATAGGCTATTCCTCGCTAATCAGTTCAGCCAAAATGTCCTCATCTTCAACCATCTTTGTGAGATAAGCCTTAATTTTATTTTTGATAATATCTGAAAAAGGCAAATCTTTATATTTGATACGTCCTTCGAAAATTTCAATTGCGTAAAGTTTAATCATCATATCCGTTCTCCAATCTTTATTATTAAATAAGTTCCAAGGTCTCTTCGACAACTTCATCATCAAATAGACCAGTTTGCAATAAATCTTCATCCGTAAGCAACCCTTTCCCATACAATGTCATAACGACCTGCAAGAATGCAGCACGGGATGACGCAGACATAGTAACTTGCTCTTTAACCTTTTCAAGATTCTTTGTAGCTTCTTCGGCAATATCATCAACCTTGGCAAGACGCTTGCCAATCGCATTGAATTTCTCATCTTCTGCTCTGTTTGGGAAATTGTCCTGATAGATTTTCTCGAGTGCCAACTCAAATAGTTCTGCATCCGACTTATCAATAGCTTCTTTATCAAAATAGATGGGATACATAGCTCCCTCATCATTGATAAGTAATACTCTAGTTTTCGGATGTTCCCCTTGCGTATATTCCAACGATTTGTTTCCAAATTTTAACCTCATAGCTGTTCCTTTCTAACTTGGATATGGGTCGTTAGTGATGTATGTAATCGTGCCAGTATATACATGAGCACCCCCAGTCCCATTCGTTAACCTAATTTTTCCATCTGATGCGAAATGTAATATCGACGGTGATTTTGTGAAGCTACCTGAATTCGGTACAATGACCATGTGAGCCTCAGCTGTCGGTCGATACCCTAACGGGATAGTCTCAATCATTTGCCTATACTCAAAGACATCAATGTTGGTAATGCGACGATTGAGTGAGATAGTGACTAAGTTGTCCTTACGAGTCAATGTCGCGTTGAGTCCGTATGGAAATCCCATCGTCAATGTCTTTAGTGGTTTCTCTTGTAATAGTGGATGGTCAGCCTTGGCATATTCAACCCACGGTGTCCAAGTCGTATTATTTTTTACTCGTAAATAGGTCTTATTTTTGTTATAAGGAGTGTAAGTTTGCTTGACATATCTAGTATCATAGCTCTCTACAAGTAAATACCCCCCAACTGGATCCGGTAAGGTTGGGCTATCCACATAGTAAAAACCTGACTGCACATACTCTCCTATTTTGCTGTATAGATTTATATGAGCTCTACCGTCATTTCTCGTCAACTGATACTGTTGAATCGACTTACCGTTCAAGTAATATCCACCAGTTGACTCTACAGACCCTCCCGGAAGGTTCGTATCTACGATTTTACCGACCGCAAAGCGGTTATCTTTGTCATAACTCATCACAACACTTTCGGTCGCTACTGTCGCCGAAAATTCGACACTTGTAAATTTATCAGACAACGTACCAACGATGGTAAATGACTTATTAGCTGGATAATTACCTGCCATATTAGCGGGTGAATTACTTAGAGTGTGCTGAGTCGTCCAACTACCAGACGCACTACCATTGTCAACTGTATAGCTGGTACTACCTAGAGGGGCAACCTTGAATGACAATGTCATGATGTTCTTTTGGCTACCAGATAGCGTAATTGGTGCTATCTTAGCATTTCTGACAATCTGAATGATGTTGGGTGTCTGTCTCGTTCGCTGTGCTGTAAAGCTCAAAATAGGAGCAAAATACTCAATAACGTTGATAGTGACATCCCTAGTATCTGACCATCTGCCACGACTATCCACGACAGATGCACGGATAGTAGCAGAGCCACTAAAGTTCATGATACCCAACGTACCACCGTTTGAGTTTGTAACTAAGTTTCTATTTACTATCTCTGCCTTATATCCTGTAATAGTTGAACCATACGTACCAGCATGTCCATTAAATGTTACTTGGATATTAGAAATAATTTGCAAAAAATTATTACCACTTAATAACCCTCTAGCAACCCCATTAGTGTCTGTCAGAGTAACACCAGAAAATGTAGGTTTCATACTTGTTGGCACGTTGGCTGTAAACGCGACCTGTTGTGTACCCGTCTTGGTACTTCCAGAATAGGTGTCAACAAAGATTGTCCCTGTGCCACTTGTAGCGTTTGGGATGTCGTTCGCAAAATCGAGTGGGATAGTCCAAGTTGTAGACGTATCTACATTACTTGCGATTGTTCCTTGTTTATTGCCCCAAGCATATCTAACAGTATGCTTAAAACTAGAACTTTGACGGTGGATGTTGATAGTAAGTGCACTACCAATAACCCCAGAGCTAACACTTACAGAACTGGAGCGTGGGATAGTGGTCAAGCCATGAAACCAGCTCCCTGAGGCGTTACCAAAGTTCAAAGTTCCATAGCTGATATTACTCATATTAGAACTCAAACTAATTCCTGCTGATTTTGTTCCGTCAGCATTGTGCCCCACTCTAAACTGTACTGAGCCTAAATGCTTTTTGGAGCCATTGAGGTATAGAGGACCTACGGCAATAGTTTGAGATTGACCATCACAAGTGACGGTGACGGTATTGCCGTAAGTATTACCAAACTCAATGTTCCACCCTGTGTCCATTCCTATCCAAACATCGACCTTAATGACTGAGCTATTTCCAGCTATGTCTTGGCTAACCGTTGAGGATGAACCTTCAAGATAGCCTCGCCAGTTTCCTGAGTATCGAAAAACTACCATACTTTCAAATTTTCCTTTCTACCCAACATACCGTATGACATTCATATCGGCGTTGAGATGATATTGTTCTGTGCGGAACCGTCCAATCTGTACAGAGGCAGTAAAGATACCATTGTCTATATGAATAACACCTTGCGAAATGTACATAACCTCTTTACCTGCCGAAAACATGGAAATTCTATCACTTGACACTTTAATGGTTGAGCTTGCATCATTCTTACCGATAATCAAACCCTCGTTAGAGCTTGCCATATAAGTATCAATAAATGTTTTCAGCTCTTTAAAGCCGCCAAACTGCGTAACCAGCAACTCAATCCGTCTGCCCGCCTCCGCCAAATCCGCTTCTGCTTTGGCTTGGCTATCAGCATTTGATTTTACAAATGATTGATAAGCTTTCTCGAGGTCACTAAGCGCATCCATAGATGCCTTTGCTTTAAGCTCAGCATTCAATAACTGAGCCTGTTCATTAAGGGCATTAAGCTGTTCTTGGGTCAATGCTTGGTCGGCTTTTGCGTCGATACGTTTTTCAACATCGGCCTGCGCTTCGCCAAACGTTGTCGCAACTGTTCCTTCCTCTAGTTGCGGCTTGGTCAAATATAGGATGGAATTTGTAGTAAAGTTGTAAGCGTAGATATAGATTCTGGCTCCTCTGTTGAAATCAATATCATCATTTAATTTTAGATTACCAGATACTCTATGCCACTTGTTAATCGTAGATATATCGATTGTCGTTAGCCCAGAATGGAAACTTTGCTGACCAGCCTTATTGTAGTAGTAAATACCAAACCGAATTTTAGTACCAACACCAGTAGCAAAAATGTCTGCGGAGAAAGTATATTTACCCACTCTAAGGTCGCTTGCTTGCAATGTTTGGTAAAGTGCTTTCCAGTTGCGCTGACCATTAGACTCATTAAATTCAATAACTGGTCCGGTGCCATTAAATGATTCACGATAAAACGCATGATAAGATATTGTTGGATTTGTGATTCCACTGTTGTACATACTACCCCAATTAGGAATCTCTATATTCTTGTAGGTAGTACCTCCGACTGTAAATATCTCAGAGCGCTCTTTCGGGTTCGAGAAAGTGGCGTTCCGTAAAATATTCCGTCCACCTACCTCAATCTTAGCCCATCTATCTGCCCAGCGATACTTTGTCTTATCCGTGCTATCAGCTTGTGTGTAATCCGAGTAATGCCCGATATATCGCTGACCATTATCTGATGTGGTCAAGCCTGTACCGTCCGCACTATCCGAGTAAGCCCAATGGATGTATGGAGTTCTACCGTCTGCACCTTTTGGTCCAGGTATGCCCTGGGCTCCCGTGTCTCCTTTATCTCCTTTCCACTTTGTCCATCTGTAAGAGGTGGAATTAGTGCTGTCTGTGGCATTAAAATCTTGATACATGCCGATGTAAGCTTTTGTCTGGTCTGTCTGACTAAAGCCACCACCAGTTGCATTATCAGCATAGGCTATATGGGTGTATTGAGTACGACCATCAGCACCTTTCTCTCCTGGGATGCCTTGCTCACCTTTATCAATCAAACCTTTAGAAACAGTAGTCAAACTTCTATCGCTGGCGATAGCTTTAACAGTTGCCAATATATATACTAAGCCCAATTTTTTTGTGTGATAAACAGACATAGAGACTGTATCGCCAATTTTTACTAACCCAGTATCCTCATTCACTACCCATGTTCCTGTATAACCAGGCGTACTGTACTGAGATATGCTTGTTTGATTGTATTGATAGTTTGTTGTGAATAGATGATACGATAATCCTTGGATGCCTTGCTCACCCTTAGGGCCAGTCTCCCCCATCTTAGCCACTGAGTAACCAGTTTCTGAAGTATTATTCGTATATGCCCAAACGGTTTTTGTCCACAAAAATTGACCGTTGGGGACGCTTGGTACCTGAGATGTCCATGACGTTGGCTGAATTGTGCCAGATGTCGATTTTCCGTAAGTAATCGTCGTAGAACGAATACCTACTCCGTCTTTACCAGCGATACCGTCACGGCCTGTGTTTCCGTCACGACCAATACGAGAGACAGTGTAGCCGGTCTCTGTGTTGCCGTCTGTATAAGTCCATACCGTCTTAGTCCAAAGATAATTGCCAGGGGCAACAGTCGGAACTACCGCAGTCCAACCAGTCGTCGGTGCCGTGGTCCCATTTGTTGAACTAGCATAAGTGACGGTCGTTGAACGAATACCCACTCCGTCACGACCTGGAAGTCCATCAGACCCTCTTTGTCCAGGGTCCCCTTTTTCGCCTTTTGGTCCAGGAGTCAATTCAATTTTCTCCAAATCATCTTTAGTAGCAACGTCCGTAAAATCAATCTGAACCCGCTTAGCGTTTAATATAACCTCGCCAGCCTCATTAACATACAAAATGTCCCTATCTCCAGATGAGATGCGAAACCGGCGAACATCGATATAGTTACCACTCAGATTGTTTACGTTGACATTTCTTAAATTCTGATCGCTAATTGGAAGCAATTCCCAATCCACACCGGACCATTGCTTCGATACGACAGAATTTTCAAGAGGTTCATACCACAAATCACCTACATTAGGATTTGCTGGTCTGTCGATTCCACGATAAATAGTGTTCTTTCCGTTTGCAGCGACCTGGACCATGTTACTAGTTTCTATCTTTACGTCTTCGAGCTGTTGCTCGATGCTTCTCTGTTGGTTGATAGAGTTGTTACTACTCCTAGACTCAAACTGTCCAGCCTCAATCCTCAACAAACTACCTGCCAAACTGTCATACTCATAACGGATTACCTTAGCTTCTACATGAAACCCATCCTCATCATGACTGACCGTTACCGTATCGCCAATTCGAACAGTTTCAAGGTTTTGGAAATCAGCATATTCCTTAGTTTTAGACAATTCAACAAAGTCAACCTCATAGGAGCAGGTGGGAACATCAATAAGACCAAACTGCTCTCTAACCAGAGAACGCATCTTGGCATGGGCTTCATTCAGAGGAATAGCATCTTTGGCATCTGCATTTTCACCAACTGCAGCCTTTACATCAACCTCAACTTTACCAATTCTTGGAAAAGGGTAGTCACTAATCCGAGGACTATCAACATATTTTTCTGGCAACAAAAGTCCATCAAAACCAATAGGCATGATCCGAGTGATGACCGATTTGTCATCAATGTTAGCAGTATAGCCTTTGAGGTTCTTCTTGTGACGGATTTTAAAACCTCTATTTTCTCCAATTGATCGATTAAAATAGACCTTAAAATTATCACGAAGAATCTCACCACCAAACCGATTGACAAAGGAATTATCCAACGACGTATTCAGCAAAATCTCTACACAGTTCTTACGAACTACCCTAGACCCTGCCACCGTGGAAATATCACTAAAGAAAGTAAAAGGATGACGGTACTGTGTATTCTGAGACAATTGCTGCAACCATGCTTGACCACTCTTAGATACAATATTGGTATCCTCTACAAAGTTGAAAGCTAAGTCATAAAAAATGTGGAAAGCATGAATTTCTAACATTCCCATTGACGGCTTAGACTGGTAAATTCGAAACAACTGGTCACCATTTGGAGTGGGAGCCTTGATGATCATCCCATTGCGAATTGACTTGCCAAATTTTGCCCAAAGTGGATATTGAGCTGTCAAAGTATACAGATTGTTTAACTCCTCTTCAACATGACACTTTTTCAAGTCATTATCTAATATCCCTAATCCATTATGTTCAAAAAGACTTTCATCAGCCGCATACAAACAAATCATATATACCGCCACCTCCCTTCACAAATAACCTTAGTGATATTTCCTGACCAAGACACCCTGTTGGTACCAGGCACAAATTCGGGAAATTCTCCAACCATATTTCGATTCATATCTACATTCCCTCTATAAGCATTCTGTAAATCGCTATCAAGTTCGATATAGTCACCAACATCACGCAAAATAATGGACTTGCCATTCACCGTCAACGCGCCAGAACCAAATACCTTCAGATAAGGCTTAGAGCGATAAGTCCCTATATTTTGAAAAGATTGACCATTTACCAATAAAACACTACTGTTCAAAGCGTATTGAAACGGATCACACTCAAACCTAACTGTGAACCGACCATACTCTGCCACCTCGTTCTCAATGTCTGAAAACTGGATTTTTTTGATTTTGTAATACACATCATCATCCGAAAAACGCAAAGTCTTTTTCCCGACAAAGAACCCCTTGACAGTCCTTACTAGGCTCTTGATATTGACCTCTTCCAGCATGTTGTATTCACATTCAATTGGAATATTCTTGTACCCCAACTCCCTCGTCAACGAACCATCCCTACCTGGAATAGAAATATCTTCATACTCCATTTCCGGACTAGGAATCACAGGTCTAGTTGCTAAACAACACTTCAAACTATCTGGGAATGAGCCGTCTAATAACGTTTTAAGCATAAGTCTCCTTTCAAAAAAATTAGAAGTGCTCAGATTCATCCTCTCAGCACTTCCTTTTTAAGCAACACCTCCCGTAGAGAAATTACGGATATCGCTCTTGTCTGCAATCCACTTATCCACCTTATCAAAAAAGTGGTCTGTACCGTAATCACTATCAACAGTGGCATTCATTGTCACGTAGTTAGTGACATGAACAGTATTGCCCACCATGCCACTCGCTTTCGCTTGGGCTTGACCAATTTTACCTAGCACTTTATCAGTTAATGGCAAAATAGCCTCTGGACCAGCCTCACCTCCAACCATTAGATTGTTTCCGTTTCGACCAAAGGCGACAGGGTCCATCATGATACCACCAGCCTTATACCAAGAAATACTGAATTTTGGAACACTCGGTGGCATCAGACTGAAACTACCGCTAATACTTAGGTGCGGAAGCTTGATTTTAGGCAAACTCCATGAAAAATTAAAGAAACCTTTGATTGCATCAATAGCCCTCTTCACAGCGTCCTTTGCTCCATTAATAGTGCGAGAAATCGCGTCCTTAATCCCATTAAAGATTCCAGTAGCAGTATCTTTAGCTGCATTGAATCCGTTTGAGATAGTATTTTTTACACCATCGATGGCAGCAGAAACCTTAGAACGAATAGTCTCCCAAACACCCGAAATCTTAGAAACAATACTATTCCATATTTCAGAAGTTTTACTAGATACTGCAGTCCAAGCGTTTGAGATGACATTTTTCAAACCTTCCCAAACTTCTTTGACCTTGTTGGAAATAGAAGTCCAAATCCCTGTCAAGAAACTGAGAATCTGATTCCAAACTTCTGAAACCTTGCTAGAAACAGAAGTCCAAACCTGTTCCATCCAAGTCTTAATCGCAGTCCATACCTCTGTGACCTTGCTTGAAATAGCGGTCCAGACACCAGTAAGATAGCTACTAATAGCATCCCAAATATTTGAAACAGCATTTTTGATGGTGTCCCATAATTGAGAAAACCATGTAGCAAGCCCTGTCCAAAATTCCTGAGTAAATGCCCAGAATATCTCCCATGCCAATCGTAGAGGTGTTTCAATAGCAAGCCATGCGATGTTAAAAGCCTCTTTTACCAACAGCCACGCAAATGTAAAGATGTTAACTAATCCATCCCATAGCACTTTGGCTCCTTCCATAAAAGATGTCCACGTTTCCGATAACCATGTAGTTAATTCTGTCCACAACTGGACTGTGGTTTCTTTTACACTTGCCCACTTCTCAGCAAACCATTCTCCGATTGGGGCGAAAAATTCTTTAATCTTTTCCCAAGCTTGTCCAACCCATGCGACAATCTCATCCCAATACATGACGACAACTGCCACTAAAGCTACTAATGCAGCACCTATCAATACAGGCCACGATACGATTGCGGAAACTATTCCTCCCAATGCAGGTAACAAAGTCCCTGTTATCCAAGCACCTACTCCTGCTAAGGGTCCACCACTTCCAAAAAGCGCTGCAATAGAACCAATTCCTGTTGCTATCTGGCCAATAAAGATTAAAATCGGTCCAAGTGCAGCCAAGATACCTCCAATGACCAAAATGACTTGTTGCATTGGCTCTGGTAATTCCGAAAAACTCTTGGCTAAATCTGATAGGAATTCAAATAATGGTTCCATTGCATCCAAGGCTTCGGAAGCTGCATCCATCAATGGCCCACCAAACTCTATCGCAATGTCCGTCAACTTATTCTTGACAATTTCTAGCTTGCTTTGAAAAGTTTCATATCGCTTCTGAGCTTCTTCTGACAAAGCAGTATTTTCTGCCCACGCTTCACCAGATTTTCTAAAGGCGGTTTCTAGTAGTTCGCCTGCACCTGCTAAACGCTGCATCGCATCAATTTCATTTACAGACTCAATGCCTAGATCTTTCAAAGTGCCCGTAACATTTCCGCCTTCATCTTTAACACGACCAAGACCTTTGACCAAGGCAACAATAGCGTCTTGAGGGCGTTCTTGCCACATCTGTGCAAATTCCTCTGCACTTGTGCCGGCAATAGCAGCGAAGCTCTCGACCGACTCGCCCCCCTCAAGAACCGCAGTATTGACCTTTTGCATGACACGACTCATTGCAGAACCACCAGCCTCGGCATTAATGCCAACAGATGACATAGCGGCAGCTAGACCCATGATTTGAGCTTCGGTCAGACCTACAAGATTACCCGTACCAGCTAGACGCAAGCCCATCTCCAAAATCTCTGACTCGGTTGTCGCAAAATTGTTACCCAAGGAAACAATCGTCGACCCTAATTCATCAAATTTATCCTGAGGCATCTGGGTGATGTTTGCTAAACGAGCCATAGAGTTGGCTGCCTCTTCGGCTGACAAGTTGGTGGATTGCCCCATGTCAATCATGACACGGGTAAAGTCTAAGACACTCTCCGTCTTAATCCCTAATTGCCCTGCAGCTTCTGCTACGGCAGAAATTTCTGTCGTACTCGCAGGAATTTCCTTTGCCATATTGCGAATGCCGGCACGTAAGTCATCATAGCTGATAATGACCTTGCCATTCGCGTCAACAACTTCGTCATTTGTCTTCATGACCCCTGCAAATGCTGATTCAAAATCACTTGCCGCCTTAACGGCAACCCCCGCACCAGCTACAATCGGAACAGTCAGCCCCATTGTCAACCCTTGACCAACAGAGGTTAATTTACTACCTAAACTCTTTGCCTTATCAGCAAATCGACCGATAGAGTCGTCAGCCTTCTTAGTCTCATTAGCATAATCCTGGAAAGCTTTCTTTGATTCAAGTAGTTCCTTCTCAAGTTTATCTACTTCTCTACTGCTTTCACCATACTCAGCCTTGGCTACTTCTAGTTGTCTTTCCAGATTTTCTACTTGCTGACCAGTGTTTTTCATCTGCTCGGCAAGCTCTTTTTTCTTGATTTTGAGCAATTCGGATTCCTTGGCATTATTTCCCAAGGCCGAACGCTCCAAATCATACTTAGCTTTTATTTTATCGGCGGAATTGGCCAGTCGGTCCTGCTCAGACTTTAGTGCGGATAACTTCTCCTTTCGTTCTTGAGAAGCACGAGCAGATTGACTTGTAGCCTCACGTTCTTTATCCAAGGCTTGCTTGGTCTGTTCAATGGCATTCTTTAGGTATTCTTCATTACGTTTAGCATCCAGTAGCTTATTGGTCCACGTCTGAGTTTCCTTAGAGTTTTCGTCAGTAGCCTTCGTGACTTCTTTTAGTCCTTGCTCAACTAACCTAGTCTTCTCTTGGGCAATTGAGTATTCAGAGGTCAACTTATTCAGCTTTGACTCTAGCTTATCAGTCTCGCTACCAGTCAGACGCATTTGTTCCTGTTGCAATCTAAATTCTTTATTCAACGACGTTATCTTGGAATTCATTTCTGATATTCCCTTGTTAAATTCAGAATTTAAGACCTTATAGGTTACCTTTACTTCACTTTGCTTTGCCATTTGACCTCCTTTCTACTCACTATGCTTCCAAGCCTCGATAGCCACTTTCAGACTTGCCATTTCCTCAGCTTCCTGGATAGACATACCTAGCACCAACTGCATATCAATCCCAAAGACAAAAGAGTAATAGCCGATAACCTCATCCACCTCAACCTTTTCCCAGTTGATACGAGGAGCACGACCATTACTCTTCCCTTTTTTCGTCTTCTTTTCAAACGCTAGTTGGATTTCTCCTTTTTTGGCTGACCATTCCCCTGCACAATTTGTTTATAAACACGACCAGCAATTTCTAAGTCAAACACAATTGCTTTAGCAAATTCATCCTTAGACATAGTTCCGCCTGCCGCTCGATAAGCAACAAACGGAGCGTTCTCCAAGTCCTTTTCATTGATATTCACGTTCTGCTTACCATTCTTCATCGCCGAAGAAAAAGCGTTTTGTGAAAATAAGCCATCTTTCTTGGCACGTTGCCAATCATACAAACTAATAGGAGTCTGAATCTTGACAGACTCCCCATTCAACAATTTCAATTCAGTAATTTTCTCAGACATTACTTATTCCTCCTAAAGAATTACTTTCTTAACTAATGTTGGTGTGAAGGTCTTGTTCCAACCACTTACCACATCAGATGCAGCACCATCGCCTTCAATTGCTTCATAGTAGAAGAAACCATTATCATCTGCAAACGCAGAGAAAGTTGTTTCAATTTCCGCAATCTCTTCTTCGCCATTAGTAACATTGATTTTGAACGGACTGGTCCAAGAAATATTAGGGAAAGCAATCAGTTTATGGTTCTCACGACCCAAATCATACATGTCCCATGTCAAAGCCCCAGAAGATACCTTCGGCTTACTCGTAAGACCATAGACACCTGTCTTCAACTTATCGTTGGTCAAGCCAAACACCTTCCGTAAAATAGCTACAGGCATGTGCATTGAAACAGTAGCGTTCAATTTTTGAATAATTGTGACTTCCTTGGTAACATTCCCCTCACATTTTTTAGTGACAGTCTTACTTTCCGCCTCTACCGAGATAGAACCCGTACATCCCAACCGCTCAGCTGCACCAAGCTGCCCACTGACTAATGGACGAAATTGACCATTGGTAATTTCAAATTGTTCAAAATCTTGCAATACATCAAATACTTTTGACATTTCTTACTCCTTATGTCGTTAATAATTCTTGCTGTACTCGGACCAGTTCATCAATCACATAGTCCAAGATAATTTCTTCCCGAGATGCCAAACCACGCTCAAAGAACGCTTGTACAATCGGATTGTGAGCTCCTCTTCCCTCGTTAGGAAAGACCAGGTACCCAAATGACCCCTTATTCTTCGCAGCACCACCCTTAGCTACAATATCAAATCCCAGATTAAACATCCGCTCCTTCAGTGGATTAGAATACTTAGCGTGCCTCTTCTCTCGTTTACTGACTGGCATAAAACCAATGATAGCTTGCATCACTTCCTTGGTTCCCCGAACAAGCAAGACACGATTGACAACCTCCTCCGACTTACTCGGAATCTTTGCCATAGCCTCAGCCAGTTTGGTAGAGCCAGAAAAATCAAGAGTAGCTTTATTTGCCATAAAACTACCTCTCTATCCGAATCAATTGGTGAAAATTAAGCGTCGTAGCTGTCACCTGCTCATCTGTATTAACCAAGTTACCCTTGTCAATTTCAGAGCTATCGAAAATCAACCGACAGTCTTTCAACTGCTCAATCAGACCAACATCATCAAAGATAGCCCTCTCACGAGTAACAAACATAACTGTGAAAGCCCGCTTATATTGATTGGCATGGGTACCAGGACTCAACCCACCGTCGTCAGAGTACAGAAAGAAGGACGGGTTGTCTGCAACCTCGTCCCTTCCCATATCTAACCCAAAGCAAGGAAAACCTGTCCCACGAATCACCTCGACAATCCTACTTAGATCTAGAGGTTTGGATATAATTTCCGCCATCCCAGTACCCTACCTTTCTCAGAAATAGATACATATACTCCTGCCGATTATCAACATCCACCGACTCAACCGCGAAAAGTTCATCCTTTATCCGAACCTTATGCGACTTCTGGAAGTCCTGCACATAGTAACATTGGACCTTGATATCTACTGCAGATAGATTTGACACCAGGTAGCTATCATACTTAGCTACAATAGACTTGTAACCAAAGTACAATCTCCCCCGAGTCGTCAACTCTTCACCGATTTTCTTAGCCGTATTCTTGTCACGCTTGGTGGTCAAATCTCCATATTCAAGCAGTCCATCATTGAGTGGTTGATAATCACCTTGTTTACTCATTACCCTTCCTCCTCAATCGCCTCACACCATTTTCATGTTGGAGACGCAATAACTGTCTTCTGTAATCTTCCTCGAACATGGAAGTATTCCCAGACCAAGCCCTACGACAGTAGGCTTTCAGCAGTATCCTAGGCAAGCCAGATACAGAGTAGTCTGACTCACCGCAGATACCATCAATATAGGCTATCCCTTCTTCGATGTATTCCTTAATCTCACTATCTTGACTTTCCCAAGTCACACGTAAGTGCAACTTAATTGGTCCAAGAAGCTCACTACTCAAATCTTCGCTCACCTAGATACCTCCAGCTACTCTGCAGCAGTCAATAAAGCAATCAAATCAGACTTCTTAGCTGCCTTGTCAAATTCAATACCTTTTTCAGTCAGTAAAGCCTTGATATCGTCTGTTTTTAACTTGCTATAGTCTGTTTCAGCTTCACTTTCTTCCAATACCTTGACAAATGCACGCTTTTCACTATTTTCACCCAAGAGGACTTCGAGGCGTTCAGCATCCACCTCGAAGACATCCCCAGCAGCACGGTCAAGCTGAGCGACCTTATCGAAAAATTCTTCCGTTACTTCAACCTTAATCAATTCCATGTTTTATTCCCCCTTCACTAAATAGATACCTTAGGATTGATAGTATCTTCTTTGACAATAGCAGCTGGACCTTCCAAATCTGGGATTGTCGCACCTGCAACACTAGAAATATCTGCCACAAAGAAAGCATTTTCGTTCTTGGCAATCCCTTTACCAAAGAATTGAGCAATGTGCAAATCAAGATTTTGAAGTGCCAGAGTCTCACGGTATTCTTGGATTTCAACGCTACCTGCAACAACTAGTAAGTAGTTATACGGAACACCAAAGACGAGCTTGTTTTCTGTAACAGCATGCAATGGAATAATTGTCTCTCCAGTCGGCAGTTGAGTTGTTACCCATACCCCTGCATCAGTTCTGAAAGCAAGTTTTGGAAATACCTTCGACCAGTAGGTCATCGGATTAACAAGCACAGCCACTTGGCCATTATCTGTTTTAGCTTTGGCAAGTGCAGCACGAATACCAGCAAGAGTTGATGGTGTCAAATCAGCTAATTCGATGGCCTGTTTTTCTGGATAAACACCACCAGAATCTCCTGAGAGTTTTCGCATCATGCCTAAAGGTTTTTCTTTACCATCACCATTTACAACAGCCTCTTCAAGAGATGCTGCCATTACTTCTTGCAAGAATGTGATGACATAACTAGCCAACCAAGATGGACCAAGTTTGTAGTAGCCCTTCGGAACTGCAATATAGCCAGAAAGTTGTGATTGAGAAATATCCAATCGTTTGAACGAATCCAAAAGAATTTGTTGGATATCCGCAGGAATAGTCCCCCAGAAAGCACGTTTCTTAGTCGAGTCACCGTAAATAAATGCAGTTTTCACATCGCCAACCTGCATATCAATCAAAGACAACAGAGGGTGTTCTTGTACCAAATTACGATACACATCTTCAATGATAGTTTCTGGGAACATCTGATCTAAACCAGTGATTTTTTGCTTTTGAGCTGCTTCACTGAAAAATTTACGTTCAGCGGATGTCAATTTCCGACGAAGTCCACGTTCGGCAAGGATAGCCTCATCTAGCACCCCTTCTTGAAACTCCGCAGCAGCAGCCTTAACTTGTTCAGATACATTGGCTTCCAAACCGGTAACAAAGTTTTCAAAGGCTTGTTTTTGCTCCTGCTCGTTATCTGTTCGCAAAGCGGCAAACAATTGTTCGCGGGCATCAGCAAAGTTTGTCTTCAAATCGTTGTTAATCAATGACATAATTATTATTCTCCTCTTTTTTGTGTAAATAAAAAGGCAAAGCGTTCAATATTTCGCTTTCCCTTATCCTCATGTTCATCAGTCCCATACTTAGCCATAAGGCTATCTAGGACATTGGTTTCAGCATCATTAGACGCTTCTTCTGGTTCATCTTCGCCATAAATGCCATCGGCAAGCCCCAAGGTAACTGCTTCATCAGCCGTGAGGAAAGTCTCCTCATCAAGAAGAGCTTTCAACTCCTCTCTGTCGCCCTTAAAACGCTTAAGGTAGGTCTCTTCAACAGATACCTGGGCCTTGTCCAAATCGTCAGCCACCTTACGCAATTCCTTGGCATTGCCATAGGCAAATGTCCATGGATTGTGAATCATCAACTGCGTATCTTTTGGCATCAAAATCTTGTCAGCACCCATAGCAATGATAGAAGCGGCACTTGCAGCCAAACCATCAATAATCACCGTGACAGTCTCATCACGCTGACTAAAGAAATTTTTGATTGCAATCCCCTCAAACATATCACCGCCGTAGGAGTTAATATGAACTTCTATGTCTTTCCCTTGAAAACCAGCCAAGGCATTACGGACATCCTTGAAGTTAATCCCTTCCCAGTAGCCACCAACTGTCCCATGCAAATAAAGCACAGCCTTATCGTCAGTTGAGACAGATGCCTCAAATTTAAACGGAATTTGTTTTGTCACTAGTTTCCTTTTCTCCTTTCTTTTGATTATCACCAGAGCCATCAGCCCTAGCATAGTTTAACGATACAAAGTATTGATTAGCCCACGGCTCATCAATCGGCTCTTCTCCCAGTTTATCCCTCAATTCGTTTGTACTGAGAGCACCGATTCGGAATAAAGCCTCACCAGCCGACGCAAATTTCTCTGCGCTGTAAACTAGGATTGTATTCGTTTGTATCTTAAATTTTGAGCCAACAGCCAGATGTTTCTGCCTATATAGCTTCCGATTGATTTCCGTCTCAATCGCATCAGCCCATGGACGCACACCAAAGTTGACAAAGTTATCACGAATTGCCTCTGCATCTGCCACATCACCTTTCATGATTCCACGAGGAATCGAGAAAGCGTCAGCAGCATAGTGGACAACATCCATGATGACATCGGAAATATCACGAGTAGTTACCGCCCCACTCTTAGTATTGGCACTTGTCTGAACGAGGCTAGATATTTCAAGCCCTTCTTCTAAAGGAGTGATTGAGTCTTCATCAGAAAGTACAGCAGCAAACCGCTTCTCATACATCTCATCGATGATAAGGTCAGCTTCCGTTGTCTCATTACCATCATCATCCACTTCAACCACATTCCTACCATATTGCTGATCAAACAAAGTCCCAATATTCAGACCAAGTTTCAGAGCATTTCCCCTGTTGTAATTTCGGATTGCTCCACCAATCAACTTCCCATATTCCGAGTACAGGTCATCCAAGTACCCTTTTACTTTGGAATCATTCATGGTAAAGTGCAAAACATCCTCTTCCTGATAGACCGCATTCAACTGCAGTCCACCAGCAACCGTGATGTTCTTGTAAAAATTTGGACGAAAGGCTTTCTTGTCAATTTCAAAGCTCTCTGCAAGAATAAACTCACCATTGTGCATCAAAACCAAAGCACCATCTGAGTTCTTGACCATCTGCCCAATCAAGGCAGCAAGAAATTCATTCTGAGTCTGATTTTGGTTTGGCTCATAATTAAACCGATACCAAATATCCCCCTTCTGAATCTTACCCTTGTTGTAAGTCTCATAGTTGGCCAAAGACAAAGCATTGGCTATCTTATCAATACACATCTGCAGAGCAAATTCCATAAACTGAACCCGCTGACCAGACCGACGAACCGCTGCCTCCAACTCTTTACGACTAACCTTCTTCACAGTACCATCGCGGGCGAAAAAACCAAAGAAATTATTTAACCACCCCAACTGGACCACCTCCTTTTCTAATCAGTGACTTACTTACGCTTGAACCAGGGACGCTTCAATCGTTCGATTTCTTTTTCTAACTTCTCAATCCGTTTCAAATGAGCTGAAAATTCAGCATTAGTGCTTTCAGCATTCTTGCAACAACGCTTCTCCAACTCTTCGAAACGCTCATCAGTACGAAATTGCAGCTCAAACAACCGTTCCACTTTCCCATTTAGATAATCAAGCGTCTTTCCAATCAAAACAAATGGACGATATTTTTTCTTAATTCTCTTAGACATATAAAACTCCTATCGTGTAAAACTACGCAATCTGCGATTGATTTTTACAATCTTCTTCTCCAACTGTTCCTCAATTGACATCGCATGAATCAAAGCCATAAAACCATCTGTCTTCCTCCTCTCTGGATCAATCTTTTTGTAAGTCTTATTCCCTTTACCATCAACATCAACATAGACATTATTTGTGTACCACCGCATCATACGGTCTTCTCCAAATGCAATCTCATGATTCGCAAACATCATGTCAACTGTAGGGGCAAGCCTTGAGTGAGTAATAGCTCCACTACGAACCACTTCTATAGGCAATCCAGCATTTTCAAACGCTTCTTTGACTGGTGCCTTTCGGAAATCATCCATCGCTATATTGACAATCTTGTACTTCTCAGCCATCTTCACAAACCAATCAGCCACATATTTAGGATCCATAACCTTTCCAGGAACTATCGTAACCAGTCCCTCATGTTGTGGAATTGTAAAATCCATCTTAAAATCTTGGATTTTCAAAGCCTCTGAGACAATAAAAGTATGATGTAACCAATACCGCATCTTCCCTCGTCTAAACAAGAGACCTACACCGATAAAGTCCCGAACATCCGCATAGTCAATTGCACCTACACACTCCATCCCTTCCAAATCATCTGGTAACGGTCTGCTTGCTGCCACAATATCATCCCACTCAGCTACTGCATGAGTCGTGTCTTCTAGTGGGAAATTACATCGCTTAGTAATAAAGTCTAGGAATAACTCCTTGCTACGTAAAGCACGCTTGTAGGCTTTCCTGTACTCTTTCAGCAATGTAGGCAAGTATGGTAACATCGGATTAGCCTTTATCCAAGCAAGCTCATCCTCCCATTCCTCAAACGCATCAATCTTAGCCAAAATCGGTAACATCCCAGCACGATAGTCGCAAGTTGAAAGAATATCCCTAGCAGTCTGCTTGTAATCATCCAGTACCGCACCACGAACCTTACCATCCGTCGTTAAATACATCACAGAAGCATCCGCAACCTTACCAAGAGCATTGATATAGACATTGATATTGTCATAATTCAAATACTCATGTAATTCATCAAAGATAACCAAACCAGGACGAAGACCATCCTTGGTCCGTGCATTTGAGGTGTGGTATTTAATCTTAGACCTAGATTTGATAAAAGTAATTAAGGTCTGGGAGAACTTGTAAGCCTTCTGCAAAACAGCATGGTCTTTAATCGTATTGTAAACATCATCAAATGATGTCTTAGCCTGAGCCTCGCTATTGGCAACAATATCCACATTGTACTCGCGAATACCGTTTCGATTACTAGTTTTAAAAAAAGCCTCATCCGAAGCAATACTGTTCTTACCAAATCCACGAGCACATAATAAAAACAGCTCGGGAAATACCAAACTGTCATCGCTCTTCCAACGGATAGCATTAACTGCCGCATGAATAAATCGTTGCGGAGGCTGTAACTTATATGGGCGATATTTGTTGATAAAATCAACAACACTATCAGCCTTTTTTACATCAACATAAATTTCTGGATCAGAAATGGCAGCAATTACCAAATCCGCCAGCTGCATAATTTCCTTACAGACAGGATATTTCTCTGTAACAATATCTCTCAACCAGTCGTCAATGTGGGAAGTTCCGCTGGTAAAATTAAATGTCTTCGCCATCCTCAGACTTCAATTCCTTGGCTTCGATTCCTAATTTTTCAAGCATGACCATCATCTGCTTATTGACGTTTACTTGGAGAGATACGGAATCATTTTTCTTACCATCAATACGTATGCCATTCAACTTTATATCCTGTCTTAAAAGTTGTGACGTCTCCCACAGGGAAATATACTGCTCAACTAAATCTTTAAATGGCTCCTCATATTTTTTTCGCTCCTGCAAAATGCGAATCAGCTTGATTCGTAAATCATCACGAGACTTAACATATTTTTTCTGAGCAACCAAAGGGCGTTCCCAGTCAAATTCTGGGTATTCTAAAAAACCAGCCATATTTCTCCTTTCATGTGAGTTTTTTTGTTCTTGATAAAATTTCGCTAGATATCTTTTCCGAGGTACCCCTTCCCGTTGCACGTTTCCCCTTTAGAAAAGCCATTTGGTTTGACCCGGGGGCTTACCACTGTTCCTTGTTGTCAAATTTTCGACGATGATAGCCGCTGAGTTTTTCTGGGTGCTCTCGGTTGTGGCATGGATTGCACAAACATTCTGTGTTGTCTAGCTCTAATGCTAACTCTGGATGCTGTCGCACTTCTTTCTTGTGATGCACCATGTCTGCTGGTGTGTATCGACCTGCTCGCATACAACGTTGGCATTCGTTGTTATCCTTTTGCCTACGCACCTTTCGAATGATTCTCCATTCCTTAGTCCAATAGAACTCTTTGACTTTGTCAGCTCTGATTAGCTCGACTAACCTGTCAAGTATTTCAGGAGTCATCAGATTCATTTGATTAGACCTTGATTTGCAAGCCATTCCTCTGTGAGTATCTGTTGGATCTTAGTTGTAAGCTCTGGATTGAGTTGTCCAACCTGTATTCCAAGATTGTCCAATAGCTTTGCGTTGTGGTCTGACGACAACACTTGACGCATGAGACCGGTAAATAATGCTGCAACTTCTGAGTTTGTTAGCCGGTTGATTGTTATGATGTCATATATGTGCTGGTTGATTTCGTCTAGCGACTGCTTGTTTTGATTCAGATAGTCTGAGATTTTCTTTTCTGCTATCGTGTTCATGCTAGGTCCTCTTTCTTGTTTTTTTTGTGTCAAATTATGCAAAGTTTTACTAATTCTATTTCATTTTTTTATTTTTAGAAATCGCTTGGTATCAATGGTTTTTAGGGTTAAAAAATAAAAATGCAAGGTCATCGTAAAAACTTTGCTATATACTTGATAAATTTTAGAGATTGAGCTTGTCTACTGTTTTATCTTCAGAGTCGCGAGTCACTCCGATATACGCCAATGTGGTCGATTCTTTTTGATGATTAAGCAGTTTCATGATGTCTCCTACAGTTTTATTTCCTTGTGTTGTGAAAATTTGGAATCCGAAAGTTTTCCGCATAGAATGCGTACCAATCTCTGGTATTCCAAGGAAGTTAGCGGCAGATGTGATAATTCTCCACGCTTGCGATTCGCTCATCTTCCTGTTTTGCTTGAAGCTTCCAGGGAATAAGTAATCCTCGTTTTTTAACTTTGTTACACCGAGATAGTTCCTTATTGCTTTTTTCAAGCTTGAGTTCATCTTCCGATCAGTAAATTTCCCGGTCTTTTCATCGAAATGTTTGATTCGCCAGCCTGTGACATCCTTAACTTTAAGATCGCGGATATCCCCCATTCGCAGGCCTGAGTTGATACCAGTAACAAATAAAGTATAATTTCGCAGTCTAAGTATAGGATTCTTTGCACTGTCGTGCATTAAGTAATCCTTCATTCGCTGGATATCTTTACGATCACGAATTGGTTGTTTAGTTGCCACTGGTTCACCTCCTTTACAAAATTAAAAAAGCCACACTTGCTTGTGCGACTTTTTAATGCGATAAACCACGACTCGAACGTTATGACCTAAAACGGACCTCCCCTTATCGCATACATTAAGTTATGATACAAATATAACACATTGTTTTTGTCACTTCTATACGTTTTTGTGACAAGATTACATCAAAAGTATTTTGGCTAAAGTGTCCAATATAACTTCGCGTCGTCTATAAATTTGCTTTCGGTGCTTATAAAGATAGCCAGTATCTCCATTTTGCATAATATACAAAATTTGAACCCAATCGTACTTTGTATGTTCTCCCCAACGCAAATGAAAGATTTTCTTATCATCTGGTTCGAGTGCATCAAGTAATTTTGAAATTGCTGTTTGAAACTCTTCCAACTTTAGAATCACTGGATCACTAGCGTATGTAATGGCTAGGTTTTCGGATGTATTGCATGAAGTGCCACTTCTACTAGCTCCCGAATCATCTATGTCTGGTATGGTTAAATTTTTAATTGCATAAAGCCTTTCTAGTTCGTGTCTCCGTTCTCTAATAAGCCTATCTATTTTTAGGTACTTAGCTTCAAGTTCAAATTCAAGAAAATCACGTCTAGTCTTGATTGCTGTCTTCTTTGTCAAGCTGTTCCTCCCATCTTCTTAATGCCTCAGCAATGTTCTCAGCGAAATAGCCTATGACTGTACAAATCTCCTGTACCACTTGACTAATTGCATCAGCAATTGCTTCTAGCTGTTCGGGGCTTAGTTTGGCCAGTTCCTGTTCCAACTGTTCCAGTTCTCGTTGTCGTGCCTGCTTAGCTTTCTTTTTCTTGATTCTTTTGTTCATGTTTCCTATAAGTCTCCCAAGCTCCCGTGATGATAGCGATTAACACAATCAACAGGAATGCAATCACAATCAATGCTGCCAAGAATTTAATAATTTCAAGTAAAATCATTTCGTCCTCCATTTTCTCGTATTAGCTCTTTTCTTAGCTGTTTCTCTAGCTATTTCGTCCCATACATAGTCGGCATTTTCAAGCATGAGGTCCACGCATTTGTCTTTTAGGGTCTCGATTTCAATTTCTTGACGCTCTATGTCTTTATATGCTCGATTGTATAGCTCATCTTTCAGGAACTTATTTTCTTTGAGCAACTGAACTACATCAATTTCAATCTTACATCCGTATTCTGGTAACAATCTAATTCCATTAAAACTCATTTAATACCTCCTGTAATTTTTTTATTGTGACACCTGCATAAATCCATACCGTGAAATCTGTTAGAACAATTGTCACAGAGCGGCTTGTCACAAGTAAGAAACCTTGGTTGCTGATTTTTAAATAAACTGTAACTTCGATAAAATGTTATTCCTGTCTGACCAATTATAAAATCACACAACTTTGTTGCTCTTCTCTTGTAGCACTCGTAACATATCTCATGCTTTGGAATATATTGGACAACGTTGGTCGTCATCTAACACCTCCATATCAAACCCACTATCAATAAATCTATAAGTCAATTCTGGATTGATTCCATTGCCTAGCCTTTGATAAATCAAAGCTATATCTTCATCTGAAAAAAGTGTTCCTAAGTAGTAATTAAAAGATTTTTTGATAACTTCTCTAAATAAGTTATTCATTTTTTGACTACGAAATGGTTGCCCTTTTGCAATCGTTCTACTGCACCACATTAATAATTTTGCGATGATGTCTCTTCGTGATTGTACTCCTTCCAAACTAAAATACGTGTTTGTTTTTGGAATCAGTATCACTTCCAGGTTCGCATTTATAAATGACCTTGGAAATAAGCCGAGCAGTTCTTTTAGTTCATTCATTAACTCAGTATTCATTTCTCCTCCTAACATCTTCAAGGTAATTTTTAAAAGTGTCGTTACATTCATGTTTTTTAATTTCTGCATCTAATGCATGTTTTAATGTTCTGGATAATGTATAACAACCTGAATATTCACTGAGTGTAACCAAATGTTCATACTCATCTTTCGTAAGTGTAATCTGTACCCTCTTCTTCAATCAAACTCTCCTTAAAACGGCAATCCGTCATCATCAATATCCATCGGCTGACCGCTGAAATTCGGTGGCATCTGCTCATCCATACTGGAATAGTTAGCACTATTATCACGCTTTTCAAGCACCTGAAAACTCTCAGCGACAACCTCGGTCACATAGACCCTCTGCCCTTGCTGATTTTCATAGCTTCTGGTCTGGATTCGTCCTGTAATAGCAATCAGATGACCTTTCTTGGTCCAATTAGCCAGATTTTCGGCCTGCTGACGCCACATCACACAATTAATAAAGTCAGCTTCTCGCTCTCCTGTCGATTGATTTTTAAAATTGCGGTTAACCGCCAAAGTAAAAGTCGCAACGGCTTGATTAGACGGTGTATAACGTAGCTCTACGTCCCTCGTCAATCTACCGACCAATACAACATTGTTGATCATCTATTATCTCCTCTCCCACGGCTGTCGCTGATGGCTATAATACGGGTACACCAGTCGAATTTTCCCTCTTGAAGCTAGCGCCCTATGCTCATAAGGCTTGACTTGCTCGTACAGCTCGTCTATTTTATCCAACATGCGTTGTCGCGGTGGTCGTCCGTCTAGCCATTTGTAGACAGATAGAGTCGTCACACCCATCCCGGACGCAAATTGGTCCCTCGTCCATCCTGTCTTTTGTAGGATGTATTTGATTTTATCTGCTGTGGTCATTCCAACTCCTCCAACGCTACCCACCGAAATTGTGGGTATTTTTCGGCTTCTTCTTGGGTGCATTTCCAAGCCACTTTTACCACTTCCTCTAAAATGTCCGTTTCATTGACAGTAAATTTAATTTTGCCGTCTTCCTCTACGTCCATTATGTAATTATAGTCAAAATACATCAGCTCTGGCACATCGACCAGTAGCACACCTAGTTTTTCGTTAGTCATTTAGTACCTCCTCCACCAATTCAGGATTTTCATAGATGTTGCCGATGATTGTAAGACGACCCTCGCAGTCATTGTACATAATATCTACATCAAGCGCTGCAGTTCCTTTTTGCACTTCGGCATAAAAGCCGATGTAAACAGGTTCTCTTTCGAAAACAGTGTCCATATTTGTATGTTGCCCAAATTTTACAACTATATTTTCATATATAGGATTATTATCATCGTCTAGACACGTAAAGACATCCCCCTCAAAAATCTCCTTGCCGTTGACATCAAACAGCCCTGTGGATTGCATGAGGACTGCACCATTGCACGTTTTGCCGTTTTCGAAGTCACGCCAATCAAGATAGAATTCTCCATCATAAACTACTGGCTTGTCATACATTTCTGAACCAAACCAAGCTCTACATCTCGGTATCATTTTCTGCCTCCTTCATCATCTGTATAGCATTGGACAAAGCTCCGATATACCCGCCATACCTATTTATTACATTTCCATTGAATAGCAGTTTTTTGCTTTCTACCACCATCGCCTCAACGAATAGTCCTTTTAATTCCGTCAGTAATTCAATATCTTTTTCCATCACTCCGCCTCCTCATCAAACTTTACCTCACTAAGCCTAACATGGCCTAGCCTGCCGTTAATTTTGACTGCAGCAACTGGCCTTGCATATGGTTGACCTAGCAAATCTGTGCCAGTATCTTGAAATATACCAAGAAATTCAGCATGTCTCCATTCTTTGTTAATCCTTACCCTACATTGCTCAGAGTGGTAGCTTACAGAAATTTTTCCTTTCATGTTCCAACCTCCTGTAAAAAATTCTTTAATTTTTCAAAATTGATAATGGCCACTTCTTCAACCCTATATTTTTCAACATCAAAGCTCGGGTCATCTTTTCCAAATTCTCTTTGGATTGCTTTTTTAGCTTCCGAAGGTAGAGCGAATACACTGGCACCATTTCTCAAAGTGAGTATGTTACCATTTTTGGAAACGACTCTGTATCCGATGTTATACGGTCTGAT